GGGCTGAAATGTGTGTTTTATTTGACAAAAAAAGAAACAGAAACAAGAAGGAGCTATGCGATTGTGGCACTTACCCACATGATTACGAGTTTTTAACAAACAAGCCAGAGTATTTGATTGGTATGTCTGTGCCACCAGTTATGACTGCACAAATAGCATCAAGAATATATGAGCAATGGCTTAGTAAGATGTAATGGACTTATTTGATGATACTAGCTCAGAGCAATACAGACATGAGTGCGAACTACGGTATATAGCGAGTATGAATTTGTCAGGAAGAAGAAAGTATTTGGCATTAGTGTTAGATAAGCGAGGAGTAAAGTCGCTTGAGAAACTAAAGGAAGGATTAACCGTTTTATGGAAAAAGAACAAATCAACCAAAGCATGACAACTATAGACCCTAACAAGGCTATCAGTTTCATCATTGAAAATGCACCAAAGTATGCTGAAGCTAAAAGCCAAAGGGTTTACCTTGAGAACTTCTTGAAGGTCAAGAAAGCAGACCTGATCATGAAGTGCAATGAAAATTCCATCACAAGAGCAGAGCATTATGCCTTGGCTCATCCTGATTATTTGGTCATTGTTGAGGGAATCAAGATTGCCATGCTAGAGGAAGAAAAGCTCAAATACTTCTTAGAAGCTGCTAGACTCAGAGCTGAGATTTGGAGAACTACAGAAGCATCTAACAGACAACAGGATAGGGCTACAAGATGAGTGCCTTAGATACACAGGTATCCGGAAGCCATTACAAGATGCCTATTCAACCTGTAGAGTTTATACACAAGAACAACATTGGATACTTAGAAGGCAATGTCATCAAATACACCTGTAGGCATAAAAACAAGAATGGCAAAGAAGATATTTTAAAAGCCATACACTACTTACAGCTTATATTGGAACTTCAATATGATGCGAAACCCTAACGCTAAACACCTAGACTTTACAGAACTACAAGGAGTTATTCCTGATAATCCTAAGTGGCTACCATCCAATATAGATATGTTGATGGAACGCAAAGGCAAGTTCTTGCTATGCGAATGGAAGCAAGAAGGCGAGGAGTTTGGTGGCGGTCAGAAGCTACTTCTTAAAGCATTGGCAAATCATCCTGACTTTACTGTTCTGATAGTCCAAGGCAATACAGACAATGGGATGGAAGTACAAAAGTTTTGGGAAGTATGCTTTAACCAGTTAAGATTTAGGGGTGGGTCTACCGCAGAGCTTAAACTTTTTATAAAGCGGTGGTACGAATCTGTGAACGAAGAATAGTCCTTCTAAACGAATAGACATCTAAAGTATACTATGGCAACTAAAGCGGAAAAAGAACATTTTAGAAAGGTGGCTGAACTTGGATGCTCGCTGTGTCGTTTCCTTGGCAATGAAGGGACAATCCCTGAGCTGCACCATATTAGACGAGCTGGGGTCAGAGCTAAGTCACCGATTATTCCCTTGTGTCCCTACCACCACCGAGGAGATAGAGGAGTTCATGGGATGGGTAGAAAAGCATTTGAAAGAGAATACGGAGTGACAGAGGAGCAACTTCTAGAATATACTTTGGAACTATTATGACAAACGAAGAAGCCCTCTGGAACTGGTCGTATTATGTGACTCTTTGGCTTGAGACTCCAATACCATCTCAACCAAATACCTGTCGTTCATTTGAAAAAAATCATGTTGCAGATTTAGGTAATGTTATGGATGATGAAGACTACCCTGATATGCCTAGCATTGATTGGAAACTTGGCGAATTGTATGAGTCTTGTATGAGAAACTTGCCAGAGCATCATAGGAGAGCATTAAAAGCCTACTATGTACAATATCAATACCAAAGCAACCATATAATTGCCAGTAATTTAAGAACAACAGTAAAGAAGTTTGAACATGACTTATCCGAAGCAAAAACCAGACTTTCCAAAGAGGTCAATAAAAAACTATCAAGAAACTAGACTTTGTGACTGTTGTAAGGTAAAAAAACCTAAATTTACTGGTTATCTGCAAGTATTTAACAATGGGCTTAATCAAAGGTGGTTATGCCTAGATTGCAAAGAAAAGATAGAGTAAAATAAGACAAAAGCCCTAATAGCTGGACACTAAAAGGGCTTTCTAAACAAACCAACTAAATAGGAGTTGATATGTCTGCAAATTATTTTAATTCAAAATTCGGAAGTTTGTACCAATTATTTGACTACAAGGATGGTAGGCTATATTGGAAAAAAAATACAAGTTTTATGAATTTAATAGGAAAACCTGCTGAATCAATTGATTCTAGAGGTTATTACACAGTTACATTTAATGGTAAAAGAGCTTTAGCACATAGAGTAATATTTTTTATGTTCTATGGGTACACCCCTGAGTTTGTAGACCATATTGACGGGAATAAACTAAATAATAAAATTACAAATTTAAGAGAAGCAACTAGAGAACAAAACCAACAAAATACTAAACTTTCAAAACGAAATACATCTGGTCAAAAAGGAGTTGTTTGGAGAAAAGACACTCAAAAATGGCGAGTAAAAATAGCTGCTAACAATGAAATTTATGAGGGTGGAAGTTATAAAAATAAAGAAGAAGCAATGAAAGTTGCTAAAGAATTAAGAAATATGGTTCATGGAAAATTTGCAAGACATCAATAAAAACTTGTTGAATCTTAAAAAATGTTGTAAGATTGCCTTGGGAAATTGTATCTAAATTTCCTAACCCCTCACAGAGAAGTGATTTTATCCCCTGCAATATGGGGATTTTTTTTAGGATTTCTATGAAGATAACAGTCGGATTACTAGGCGGTAAGCCTGAGATGGCAGAAAGCAAAGAAGGCGGTCTATTGGAGTCTGATGTATCTTCATGCCCTCTTGCAACTCAAGACAAGGTCGTAAACGCAGGTAATAAGCGTAAAGCCGAAGTCTATGCTAACTACACAGATAAGCCTGTGGCTAAGTGTATGGACTGTGAGTATTTCTGCACACCTAAAGAAATGCCTACTTGTGGCATTGAAAAAGGTATGGGATTCTGCGAGAAATTTGAGTTCATGTGTTCTGAAGCCAATGGATGTGACGAATTTGAAGTAGCTACTGAGGAAGAAGAATATGAAGATGACTAAGAAACAAGCCAAGATTGGCAAAGTCATGGGCGAGTACAAAGAAGGTACTCTGCACTCAGGCAAGTCAGGCAAAGTGGTCACTAACCCTAAGCAGGCTATTGCAATTGCTATTAGCGAAGCTAGTAAGAAAGCTCGGTACAAGAAATGAAACAAGGTCTCTACAGTAATATCCATGCTAAACGCAAGCGTATCGCTGAAGGCTCTGGCGAGAAGATGAACAAGGCTGGCTCAAAGAAAGCTCCTTCAAAGGCTGACTTTATGGCTGCAGCCAAGACTGCAAAGTTCAAAAAATGAAGATTAGAGATGCTGCTAAGCTCTTTGAGAGATTAGGTGTCAAGGGATATAACCAACCAAAAAAAACACCAAATCACCCTACTAAGTCTCATGTTGTTGTTGCCAAGGAAGGCGATACAGTCAAGACAATCCGCTTTGGGCAACAGGGAGTATCAGGCTCACCAGCAAAGAAAGGCGAGTCTGAAGCCGACAAAGCAAGACGAAAGTCATTTAAAGCTCGTCATGCTAAGAACATAGCCAAGGGTAAACTTTCGGCTGCGTTTTGGGCTAATCGTGAAAAATGGTGATAGAAATCAAAGGCTTACCAGAAAAATTTGACAGCTTACACGATAAATGGGACTTTTTAACAGAGTTCTACCAAGAATTACTAGCACTATCTGATAGGCTAGACACAGACACTATTAGCTTCATAGGCGAACAAAAGACATTGCATTAAGGATAAATATGGCACAAGGACTTCTAGGCGGTGTATTACCTGCCATCTACTCAGGAGCAGACCAGCTCAAGAGGGGAGTCTATGGTCTTTTGACTAATCCACAGGAACAAGCACAAAGAGCAGCCCAAAGTCTATTACAGTCAAGAGCTGAAAGACAGGCATTGATGGGACAGGCTTTTGCTAATCCTGACAGACCATTCCAAGTGACTGATAGAAATGCAATGGCACAGCTAGGTTCTGATGTATTGACAGGTGAGCTAGGAATAGCACCTGTAGGTATGATTGCTTATCATGGGACTCCTCACAATATCTTAGGCAAGTTTGATATGTCTAAAGTAGGAACTGGTGAAGGGCAACAGGCTTATGGGCATGGGATGTATTTTGCTGAAAATCCTAATGTGGCTGCAAGTTATACATCAAAAGAAGGAGTAATTCCTCATTCTGTAATGTATGAAGGGAAGTCATATCCTTATGGCTCTGATACAGCCAACTTATTAGTTGATATTAATAAATTTGGTAAAGAAGAAGCTAAAAAACTTTATCCTACTCAAACTAAATTTATTGATGAAGTAAAGCCTATGGAAATAGGATTTCAATCTGGAAATCTATATAAAGTAGACATTCCTGATGAATACATCCCTAAGATGATTGATTGGGATAAGCCATTAAAAGAACAGCCAAAAGATATTCAAGAGTGGTTTGAAAAAATAAGCCCTTCAGAAGCAAAATATAAGAATACAGG